GCGACTGAGTTGGGCTGCAGCCGCAGCTACCTGAGCCGCCACCTGAATGCCCACCCGGATTACAAGGCGGTTATCCTAGAGGCCCGCAGCGAGTACGCCGACAGGCTGGCCGACGAGGCCCTCGACATCGCCGACGGCATGGCGAGCGTGGCCAACATCACCCGCGAGCAGGTCGCGGTGGCCAAGGAGCGCATCGACGTTCGCAAGTGGCTGTCGTCGGTCAACGACCCCTCACGCTTCCGTCAGAACAACGGCGGCCCGACGGTGACCATCAACGTGAACCAGTTGCATCTGGAGGCGCTGAAGAAGCACCGCGACGGCGGCATAGTCATCGACGCGACGGCCACACCGCAGGCCGAGGGTGACGACGCATGAGCGCGCAGAACCCCTTCGAGGAGATGATCGTACGATACGGTACGACGGAAGACGGGCCGGGTCTGTTTGTACGCGAGATCCTCGGTGCCGAGCCGGAGCCGTATCAGGATGATCTGCTGAGGGCCGTCGGCAGGGGCGAGCGCAAGATCTCGGTCAGATCCGGCCACGGCACGGGCAAGTCCACCAGCTTGAGTTGGAGCATGCTGTGGTTCGTGCTGTTCCGCTTCCCGAATAAGGTCGTGGTGACGGCCCCCACGACGGCTCAGTTGTACGACGCGCTGTTCGCCGAGTTGAAGAGGTGGATCAACGAACTGCCCGAGGCTCTGAGGGTGCTGCTGGAGGTGAAGACGGACCGCGTCGAGTTGATCGCGGCTGCCAGCGAGGCTTTCATATCTGCCCGTACGTCGCGGGCCGAGCAGCCCGAGGCGCTGGCGGGTGTTCACAGCGACAACGTCATGCTGGTGGTGGACGAGGCCAGCGGCGTGCCCGAGCAAGTCTTCGAGGCCGCCTCGGGTTCGATGTCGGGCCACAGCGCGGTGACGATTTTGGCCGGGAACCCGACGCGGACGAGCGGCACGTTCTTCGAGACGCACACACGCTTGGCGGATCACTGGCACACGCTGCACTGGTCGTGCGTCGAGAGTAAGCGCGTGTCCAAAGAGTTCGTCGAGGAGATGAAGACGCGCTACGGCGAGGACAGCAACGCCTACCGCATCCGCGTTTTGGGTGAGTTCCCCCTCGGCGACGACGATACCATCATCCCACTGCATCTGGCCGAGGCGGCTGTTGAGCGGGATGTGGTCGTATCGCAGAACATCCGCCCCGTCTGGTCGCTGGACGTCGCCCGCTTCGGCAGCGACCGCACCGTGCTTGTGCGTCGTACGGGCAACGTCATCACGGACATAGAGGCTTGGCAGGGTCTGGACCTCATGGCCACCACGGGCCGCGTGAAGGCGTATTATGATGCCCTCATGCCCAACCAGCGGCCCGTGGAGATTTTGGTGGACAGCATCGGCCTCGGGTCTGGTGTCGTGGACCGCATGCGCGAATTGGGCATGCCCGTGCGCGGCATCAACGTCTCGGAGGCTCCCGCCTTCGGCAACACCTATTCCAATTTGCGGACGGAGTTGATCTTCCGCGTGCGCGGATGGCTGGAGCAGCGGACGGCCCGACTGCCGAAAAATTCGGCTCTTTTATCGGAATTGACATCCATCCGCTACAGCTTCGGCTCCACGGGCAAGGTGAAGGCCGAGAGCAAGGACGACATGCGTCGCCGTGGGCTACGGTCTCCAGACTTGGCCGACGCCGTCTTCCTCAGTTTCGCCGGGGACGCCGCGACGGCCTTGGGCACGCCGACGGCCAACTGGTCGAAGCCGATACGGCGCGGGCTGAAGGGTGTGGCGTGATATAGCCAAGGGCGCGCCGATCTGGTAAGGTGCCGCAAACGGAGGATCGCATGGATCAGCAAAAATTTCTCGGCTTGCTCGACATGCTGGACGGCGGCGGCGCTGGACGCTCGGGTGAAACCTTCGAGGGCGGCCCGCTGTCGGGCTTCCTGAACGCTCTGGGCGTACGTCCGCAGGGGTATCAGGAGCGGATGGAGCAGGAGCGCGAGCCGATGTACTTGGCGGGCCCGCCGTCACGCCCGACGCCGATGTATTCCGCCGGGCCGCCGTCTGTGCCGCCCAACCCGTACGCGCCGGGTGCCATCACGACCACGACCCTGCCGCCTATGGGCCAGATGTCGGACGAGGCGCTGATGAAGATGATTTACGACGCTTTGCAACGCGCGCAGAGCGGGCAGCGTCGCTGATGGCTGAACAGTTCGACCTCAAGGCTCTTCTGGACGCCCTGATCTACGCCGAGAGCGGCGGCGATCCGATGGCCGTCTCGAAGAAGGGCGCGGCTGGCCTGACGCAGCTTATGCCGGAGACGGCCATGAACCCGCGTGATGACGTCAGGAACGTCTTCGACCGGGCCGAGGAGCGCGGCTACCCCGTCACCGAGCGCACGCCAGCGGCGGCTCAGGGTCTGCTGTTCGAGCCTGACTTGAGTTACCTGATGGGCGACGATTATCTGCGCGCCATGCTGGATTTGACGGGCGGCGACATGGACCGCGCGCTGGCGGCCTACAACTGGGGTCCGACGAACGCCATGCGCTGGAACGGCAAGTTCGAGGATCTGCCCGAGCAGTCGCGGGATTACATCCCCAAGATCCGCGCGAAATACGAAGAGTTGACCGGGTCGGCTCTCCCGGCGATTGGAACCTACGGCACGCAAGTCGTGACGTCACCGAGACCCCAGCGGCGGCCCACGGGCTTGCTGGCTATGCGATAAGAGGCTGGCATGGCGGACGAACTGGCACGCTCAATACGAGAGTTTAATCTGTCTCTTATGGCCGAGCCTCGCAGCCGTGGCGTCGCCCCGCGTAAGCCGGGCATCATGGATTTGCCGGGCGGGATCGGCGAGCGTCTTGCGCTCCTGAACCAGTTTCTGAACCCGGTCGAGGCCATCGGCCAGTCCATGCGGGCTGGCGAGCGCATGATGTCGCCGGATGTGGCTGGATACGACCGCTTGGCCGCCTTGGGCGACATGCTGTCGGGTGCGGCTGGCGTGGCCGGGCCTGCCGTTGTTGCTGGGCGTGCTGGAGTGCCTGCCGCCGCAGCCGTGATGGAGGGGCTGCTGGGCGGATCTCCAACCACGCAGGCTGCGGGCGACACTATGCGTGCGGCTGGCCGGGATATCGTTGACCGTCTCAACCAGCCCGGCCCCGCGCCAGTGATGTATAGCAACCCGATCCCGGGCTTGTTGGTCGGTCAGCACAATCTGTCGCCTATGGGGGTAAAGGTGGCCAGTGACATTGGCGGAATTCCCATGCCTTCTATGGCAATCGCCAAAGCTGAAGATCCCCTCACCCGTTTCGGAGACATCACGCTACTTGCTGATCCTCGCATGGTGCAACCGTCTCGCACAACAAATGTGTGGCCGATTGATGCCTACACCGGGCGTCAACCGCGCGGAGACCAGCAGTTCGTCAGCCAAGCCGCAGCCGCAAAGGCTATGAAGGCAGACCCAAATTTCGGTCATATGCGTGATGCGACGTACTGGATGGACGCGGCAAACAGTTTTGAAGACGCCGACAACATGATGAGGACCGCCCAGCTTGGCGTCCGTGAGGGGATTGATCCGTCGAAATACAATAGCATGTTGGACTACGTCAGAGACGTTAGGGCCAAGCTGGGATATCAGGCTTATGAAGATGTTCCGATGATGCCGGGGTTTGAGGCATTCGCAGGCGTTGAGCGTGTGTTGTACCCAAAGGAGCCATTTACCGCATCGGGCAATCGAAGAAAGCCGGTTCCGTACACGCTTGACGCGGTGATGAACCGCATGGCCGCCGACAAGGCCTATACGGCTGGATCTGAGGGGTGGCATTACGGACCCGGCTCGTTCCGCGCGGCAGCAACGCCTAAGTTCAGGACGGCTGATGAAGTGAAAGCAGCGCGCGACCTCATTGTTCCGACCGATCAGTTTGAAGGCGTGAAAAACGCATTTACCGACGCCTACGACACGGTTCGCGGCGACCTAGAGCAATACGCCAAAGACCCTCGGGCTGTGTATAGTTCCCCAGAAGCAATGGATGAGATCGCGAGGGGTGGAAGCGCGAATTGGTTCGGAAACGTGCCTGCAGAAGTGCGCGGGTATGTCGAGCAACTGGCCAGCACGGCGAGAAAGATGCCGACTGAGTACTTTGAGGCAAAACCAAGCGTGGCTTACGCGCTCGGAGATTTCCCGGCGGCGCTTGTCCCATCTAACGCCACCGATACGGCAGATCTTTTGCGAAAAGCAGGTGTGCGGGATGTTTTGACTTACGGCTCCGATGTTGACCGAGCCGACCTCATTCGGCGCTTTCCAAACTTGATGTTTTCGCTGGGCGCGGGCGCAGGCGTGCCGCTCGGCCTACTCGCCATGCAGCCCAACGAGGAGCAATACTGATGCCACTGAAAAAGGGATCGTCCGCCAAAACAATTTCTGCTAACATCCGCACCGAGATGAAGGCCGGGAAGCCGCAGAAGCAGGCGGTGGCCATCGCGCTGTCGAAAGCAGGAAAGGCGAAGAAGAAATGAAAAAGCCGACCATGAAGTTCATGCCCTGCAAGGGCTGCCCGACGCCAGCTAAGTGCAAAGCCGCTGGCAAGTGCCTGATGAAAGGCAAGAAATGAGCAAGGGCCTGTACGCCAACATCGCAGCCAAGAAGGCCCGCATTAAGGCCGGATCTGGCGAGAAAATGCGGAAGCCGGGCGACAAGGGCGCGCCCACGGCGGCTGCGTTTAAGGCGTCCGCCAAAACAGCGAAGAAGGGCAAGTAATGTCCATTGCAACGTACGATGAACTGAAGTCATCCGTCGCGGACTTTCTGAACCGCGATGATTTGACGTCGGTCATCCCCACCTTCATCCGTCTGGCCGAGAGCCGGATCGACCGAGATCTGCGTCACTGGCGCATGGAAAAACGCAGCACGGCTGAATTGGACACGCAGTACAGCGCGATCCCGGCTGACTTCCTGCAGCCCATCCGCCTGCAGATCACCGACGGGCCGACGAGCGAGGTGGCACCGATCAGCACGGCGCAAATGCTGCAACTGCGCGGTGACCGCAACGACCGCGTGGGCCGCCCGACGAATTACGCCCTGACGGCTGGAGGCATCGAACTCTACCCGACGCCCGACATCACCTACAACGCCTCGCTGGTGTATTACGGACGCGTGCCCGCGCTGTCTGTCGCCAACGCGACGAACTGGCTCCTGACCGAGGCCCCCGACGTTTACCTGTACGGCGCGCTGGTTCACACCGCGCCATACCTGAAGGACGACGCGCGCATTCAGGTCTGGGAGGCGCTGTTCGCCCAAGGCATCGAAAATCTGAGAACCAGTTCCGCCGAAGCCAAGTACGGCGGATCTGGTCTCGTCATCAAACCCAAGAGAGGTGCGCCATGAGCTTTACCAACGATCTCGAAACCCGCGTCCTCCAGTGGGCGCTGACCAACGGCTCGCCGACCCGCCCGACGGCGTGGTACGTCGGCCTGTTCACGGCTGCCCCCGGCGAGACTGGCGGCGGCACTGAGATCTCGGGCAACGCCTACACCCGCGAGGCCGTGACGTTCACGGTCAGCGGCAACTTGGCGACCAACGACGCGGCCATCGAATGGCCGACGGCGACGGGGACGTGGGGTACGATCACCGACGTGGCCGTCTTCGACGCATCCACGGGCGGCAACATGCTGGTCTACGCCACGCTAACCGCGTCGAAGACCATCTCGACAGGCGACGTCCTCCGCATCCCGGCTGGCGACCTCGACATCACTCTGGACTAATAGGTGGAATAAATGGCGACCATCGTAACGCGGGCCGGGAAGGGTTCGCCTCTCACGCACACCGAGGTGGACGCCAACTTCACCAACCTGAACGATGAGGCGGCCACCAAGGCCCCTCTGGCTTCACCCGCGCTGACGGGCACTCCTACGGCTCCGACGGCTACGGTTGGCACCAACACCACGCAAATCGCCACGACGGCCTTTGTCATCGCCAATGCCGGGTCGCTAAATTCTCCCGCATTTACGGGCACACCGACCGCTCCGACAGCCTCGGTCGGGACAAACACGACCCAGTTGGCGACCACGGCTTTTGTAAACGCTGAGATCGCCAATGATGCTCCGACAAAGACGGGCGGCGGTGCTTCGGGGACGTGGAGTATCGCGATCAGTGGAAACGCTGCGACGGCGACCAGCCTAAGCACTGACAGGACAAATTGGTCCAGCAATGGCACCATTGACGACGTTGTCGGGCAGTTGGCATGGAAAAACTACGGCAACAATCACACGATCTTCGACGCCTCAAACAGCACTTCGCCAAACGGTGGCGGTGTAAACAACACCAACGCTCAGATCGCGTGGACTGGGACATACCCCACCCTCATGGGGTGGAACGGGGCAAACACTTATGGTGTCCGTGTTGATAGTGCACGGGTGGCTGATAGTGTTGGCTCAGTTTCAACGGCGCAGGTTCTCGCGGCGGAGGCCGGGGCTTCCGCAGGTGCTGTAGGGACATACGCATACTGCACCAGAGCAGGAAACAGCTCGACCTACACCATTGGGTCAACTATCGGCGGGGGCGATTTGCGTTACTCCAACGCAAACGGCTTAAACAGCGGGACACCCGGCGGCACATGGCGGTGTATGGGCTACGCAGCCGGAACACCCAACTCGGTCAACACGACAACGCTGTGGTTGAGGATTTCGTGATGAACTGCCGCCGTGCCACGCACGACATCGTATGGTCCGTAGCACTCGCACAAGGATGCGAACATGTCGTTCCCGTATTACGTCGAGCCTGAATACTGGGTTGAGGGCTACGCCGAGGGCGACGCCAAGCTGGCCAGCGCGGCCGCATCGGCACTAGCCTCGGTCAGCGCGTCTTCAATCATCCTTCTAAGCGTAGCAGCGCAGGTTGCTGTAGCATCAGCCGCATCTGGTGCCGCGCAGGTCATCAAGCAGCCAGCCGCCACGGCGACTGCTGTGGCCACGGCCACGGCCAGCGCAGAATTGATTATGCAGGCCAGCGCGGCCGCTGCGGCTGTTGCTGCCACTCAGGCCTCGGCAACCCGGATTGCCCAAGCGTCGGCCGCGCCGACAGCGTCATCCGTCGTCACCGCGTCGGTCGAAAGAATATTTCTGGGAGCGTCAAGCGTCTCCGTCATCAGTGGAACCACCGCGTCAGCCGGGGCCATCAGATTTGCCAGCGCGTCTCTATCCTCTCAGTCAGCCTCCGCCGCAGCAGCGCAGCGGATCCAGCAGCCGAGTGCCGCTCCATCTGCGACATCTGCGGCGTCTGCTTCGGCAACGCGCATCCAGCAACCTAGCATCACGATTACCGCGACCAGCACGACGACGGCCGTCGCCGCAGCAGTGTATCAGGACAGCGCCAGCGCGTCCGCCCAGTCCACATTTGTGGCCTCCGTGGAGCGTATTTTGCTGGGTAGCGCGACGTCGGCTGTTTATGCTATCTTCACCGCGAGGGCCGTCCTCAAGTGGGAGGGCAACACGCCGCAGGCCGAGGTTTGGACAGCGCAGTCAGTCACGGGCGACGATTGGACCCCGGTATCGGCTGACGGCTCGGTGTGGACCCCGCAGGCGGCACAGAATGAGACTTGGACACCCGCATCGTCGTCAAGCGCGACGTGGACGCGGGCAGCGTGAGGTAAGAGATGGCTGACACGACAACCACCACCTACGGCCTTGTGAAGCCCGAGGTTGGCGCATCCGAAAGCACTTGGGGCACCAAGCTGAATGAGGACATGGACAAGATCGATGACCTGCTCGACGGCACGACAGCGATCAAGCCGAACCTGACGGCGGGCCAGTGGAAGGTCGGCGGCACGGCTGTCACTTCGACGGCTGCCGAGTTGAACATTCTGGACGGCGTGACTGCCACCACGGCTGAATTGAACATTCTGGACGGCGTGACTGCTACGGCTGCCGAATTGAATTTTGTTGACGGCGTCACGTCTGCCATTCAGACGCAATTGGATGCCAAGGCACCGCTCACGGGTACTGGGGCCTCTGGCACTTGGGGCATTAGCATTTCTGGAAACGCTGCAACGGCCACAAGTGCCACAAGCGCCACAAACGCATCGACGGTCACCACCATCACCAGTGGGCAGGTCGGCACGGCGACGGCAGGGCTGGGGGTGGGCGCTGTTGGGACGTATGCGTTTCTGTCTGAAAACACAAACGCGACAGTAAACGCTGGCGACACCAGATCAGGCGCAAACCTTTATTATGCTGGTGTTGGTATCACCAGCACTGCCAGCACTGCTGCGGAAGTTGTTAGTGCTGGCTGGGGTGCCCAGCCATCCGGCACATGGAGGGCTATGGGCTACGCTGCCATCAACGGGGGCGCAAGTCGCTACAACACAACCGTATTCCTGAGGATTTCCTGATGAACTACCGCAACGCAAAACGCATCTCGGGTGGCCGCATCGACTGCGAGATTGAGCATGAGATCTACGGGTGGATCCCGTTCACCTGCGACCCAAACGACACGGGCGCTTTGTTCGACACGGCGGCACTTCACGCCACGATGGATGCCGATCCAGAGACTGCCGCCTACGTCCCCCCGACGCAGGCAGAGTTGGACGCAGCCGCAGCCGAAGACGTGCGGGCGCAGCGAGGCACCCTGCTTGTGGCAGATGTTGATCCCATCGTCAGCAACCCGCTCCGCTGGGCCGACTTGACCGCAGAGAAGCAGGCCGAGTGGGCATCTTATCGTCGCGCCTTGCTCGACATTACGGCGCAGTCGGGCTTCCCACATAGCGTGGTCTGGCCCGCAAAGCCGGAGTAAAACATGACCCCCGAAACACTCTGGAGCGCCCTCATGTCGGCAGCACTCGGCCTGATCGGCTGGGTGCTGAAGAACCACGTCGAAGAGGTCAAGCGGCTGCAAATCCTGCTGAACCGCACACGCGAAGAAGTAGCCCGTGACTACGTTACGCGGGCCGACATGCACACCGACATGAACAGGGTGATCTCGCGGTTGGACAATCTCGACAAAAAGATCGACGAACTGATGCGGAGCCTTGCCAAATGAGACTGGCACTCGTCCTCTTGGTCGCTGGCTGCGGCCCTGTTACTGTATCGTCCGTGGCCTACACGACGGCCTGCCCGAAAGGTGACCGCCAGTGCGAGATCAGACAGAACGCGGAAACGCTTTACTACATGGCGCACGGCGACGCGGCCAACGAGCTGCTATGCTCCGGCGACACGCGGGACGTTATGGGTGCGCTCTGCTCTGTCTACTGACGACAGCCGCCAACGCCCAAGTCACGGGCGACCTGAATACCAATTCAGGCAACACCAACTCTACAATTGACAGCGGCAACGTCTCCACCAGTGAGACCAAGAACTATAACGGCGCAGGCTCGTCTCCGTTCTCAACGCCCGTGCCGACAGCCGCAGCGCCGACAGTCATGGGTGGCGGCGGCAATGATAGCTGCCTGATCCCGAAGCAGCAGGCTTTCCAGATCAGCATCTTCGGCAGGGCCGAGGGGAGCATGGAGCAAGACGCCGAGTGCAACCGCCGCAAGGACGCCCGCCTGCTTGGCACACCGCAGGAGGCTGGCGGGCTGGGCCTACAGGTCAGCGGCATCTCGGTGATGTGCGACAACGCCAAGGTCTACAAAGCTATGGCGCTGGCCAGCACACCCTGCCCGATCTACAGCATTGAGACGGGCAAGCTGCTGGTGGGCCGAGAGGGCTATCTGGCCATGCGTGACAATCCCTACATTTATGTGGTAGGGTACGCGCAAGATCGGTCCTTTTGGGACACCTTCCTGATGATCGGAGAGGAACTGCCCGATGTCGTACCTCAAGAAAGCAGCGGCCCTACTCTGTCTGAGCGTTTCCGCCGCTCACGCCGATCCGACGATGACGGATCTACAGGGGTCGGCCCAGACAATCCTTAACCAGTTGTCAGCGTCTCAGAGCCTGACGGCTGGCGCGGTCTACAGTGCTGGCCAAGGCGACATCCTCGCGCCGGGCATCATGCAGACGGCGACCGTCACTGAGCAGATGCGGGTTGATTACAACGCCGATGTGCAGGGGGTGATCGACGCGACGTACTACAACGCCGAATTGTTGTTTCAGGATAACTACGTCGCAACGATGGCAAATCTCGATACGGCTGTCGATAACCTCGTTGCCGCGACTGCGGTTCTGATGGAGGTGCAGGCGGTGGCCAACATGGCCGCCAGCGCCGACACGGTGCAGGAACAGATGGCCGTGCAGGCTGTACTGACCAACAACGACATGACCATCACCGCCGCCGACGTGAGCAACTACAACAACGCTCTCGGCGCTGTGCAGTCCTACGCCCGCGATGCTGGTGCCTTCTTGGCTGCATCCCGCAACGCAACCATGACCGGGACGGTGGACGCCTACGCGGCCAACAGCGGCACCAGCCTGTACGGCGCGACGGTGGCCTACTCTGCCACGGCTGACATTATGAACATCTCCGCGACCAACGTCTTCGGCATCGGCCTGCAAGGGCTGCTTGGTGCTGACACTGTGACGCTGGCCGACGTGTACGCTGCGGGCTACGGTTCGTGAGTGAGGAGGCTGAAACCAACGGCCTGCGGATCGCTGGCTTTGACGTAAAGGGCTGGTGGTTCGCCGCCGCTGTGCCTGTCTTGTCGGCAATCAGCGGCACGATCTATGTGGGTTACGACACGGTCAATCGGTTCTGGGGCGTGGAGGAAAGCGTTGCCGAAGTTTTGGATGTGGTCAGCCGGGTGCAAACTCTTGAGCAAGCGATCCAAGACAACGATGTGCGCGGCCTTGCACCGAAGCTGTCGGCAATCTCGACCCAGATGGGGACGATCCTTGAGCAGCAGAAAGAGTTGATGGACCTACGTTCCATGGTAGAGAAGTCTGACAGCGTCAGCAGCGGCCTCGCAGGCAAGCTGGAGAAATACGACGCTGAGATCGAAGACCTGTGGAAAGCAATGGATGACCTGATAAGGAACCCGATGCAATGAAGACAGAACATTTTGTCTGGGCGGCCTTTGTCTGTGCAATTGTCGCAATCTTTGTCCTCTCCGGCGATGGCAGATACCGCTATCCCTGTCAGGATTATCGCAACTGGTCTTCGGCTGAATGCCAGCCGCCGATCTGCACCGCAACTCGGACCTGTCCGTCCGACCTAACAGGAGGCGTGAATGTCTCGGAATGATCCTGACGTGATGGAAGCCAAGCTGCGCTACACTATCGGCCTTGCCTTGGTGGTTATTTTGGGCGGCATCATCTTTGCCATCCTCTACAGCTTGGTCTTCGTGACGCAGCCTATGGGTGAGAGTTCTGAAAACGACCGCCGCTTCTTTGAACTGCTGGCCCCGATTGCCTCGTTCATTGTGGGTGCGCTGGGCGGTGTAATGGCTGCTGGCAATGGAAAGCAAAAGGGTGGCAACGATGAGCCGCCGACACAGGAGTATCAAGAATGATCGGACGCATGGTTGGAATGCTCATTGGCCGAAAGGCTAAAGAGAAGGTGGTCGATGCTGTGCTGGACAAGGTGAACCTGCCTGACCCAGTAGAGAACGCGATCAAAGTTGCCGCCACTGGCAACGTCGGTGACCTGCTCGGCGGCATGGGCAAGGACATGGCGCAGGAAGCTGTGCTTGGCGCGGTCCTGAAGAAGAAGCCGAAGAAATGAAATGGCTGGCCCTGCTCCTGCTGACGGCGGCGCCTGCTCATGCTTATGAAATTACCCGCGTCATTGACGGCGATACCGTGGAGATTGCGGTGGATTTTCTTCCGTCGCCCCTGCCGCCCAAACTGTCAATCAGGGTCATCGGCATCGATACGCCCGAGAAAGCACCTCGCGCTCAATGCGATGCGGAAGCAGCTTTGGCTAAGAAAGCCAGCGCCTTTACAAAAGACGCGGTTGCCAACGCCCTCGAGGTCGATATCAAAATCCTCAAGTGGGACAAATACGGCGGCAGGGTGCTGGGGACCATCTTTCTAGACCACCAGAGCCTAGCTGAAAGCCTGATCTCGGCAGGCCTAGCCCGTCCATACAAAGGTGATGCCAAGCAGTCTTGGTGCGAATAGGAGAATGTGAATGAGCCTGATTACCGTAGACCAACTGCGCGCGATGATCCCCTCCAATAAGGAGGTCGAGGCTTGGTGCGATGAACTCAATAAGGCCCTGCCCAAATACGACATCACGACTGACCAACGCATCGCCGGGTTCATCTCGCAGTGCGCGCATGAGAGCATGGACTTCAACGCCATGTCCGAGAACCTGAACTACCGCGAGGAGACCCTGAACAAGGTGTTCCCGCGCTACTTCGGCCCCGGCAAGCGCAACGCCGCCGAGTATGCAAAGAACCCCGAGAAGATCGCCAACTACGTCTACATGGACGAGTTCCGCACATCCAAGCTGGGCAACACCCAGCCGGGCGATGGCTGGCGCTTCCGTGGCCGTGGGCTGAAGCAGTTGACCGGGCGGGACAACTACACCCGCTTTGCCAAGGACTACGACATGACCGCCGAGGAAGCAGCCGTGTGGGTCGAGACCAAGGAGGGTGCGCTGGCGTCGGCTTTGTGGTTCTGGAACACCAACAAGCTGAACGCCGTCGCCGACACTGGCAACGTGGCCGCGCTGACCAAGAAGATCAATGGCGGTGACATCGGCCTCGCGGACCGTCAGGCGCGCTATGCTAAGGCTATGGCGGCATTGGGTGGCAAGATCGACGCCGTTGCTCCTGCCGCCGCTCCTGCGGCCTCTGGCGGCACTCTGCGCCGTGGCTCCAAGGGTGACGACGTCAAGAAGATGCAGGCCAAGCTGGGTCTGGCAGCCGACGGCGACTTCGGCCCCGGCACCGAGGCGGCCCTGAAGAAGTGGCAGTCGGCCAACGGTCTGACAGCCGACGGCGTGGCTGGCCCGAAGACATTGGCGAAGCTGCTCGGTTGATGTAGTATCCGCGCATCAGGAGATTGCCATGCCGCTCATCCCGCTCCAAATCCCGCCCGGCGTTTACCGCAACGGGACAGAGTATCAGTCCAGCAACCGCTGGTATGATGCCAACCTCGTCCGCTGGATTGAGGGCACCATGCGCCCGGTCGGCGGCTGGCGGGAGCGGGATGAGGTCGGCACGACCGCACCACGGGCGGCCTTGGCGTGGCAGGATCTGAGCGGGGATCGACGCTACGCCGTCGGCTTCCACGACGCCCTCAAGTCCGTGCTGGCATCTGGCACAGTGACGGACATCACCCCGGCGGATCTGGTCGATGGCGACTTGGACGCGCAAGTCAACACTGGCTACGGCGGCGGCTTCTATGGCCTGCAAGCATACGGCGTCCCTCGCACGGACCAAGGCAACTATGGCGAGGCGACCACTTGGGCGCTGGACAACTGGGGCGAAAATCTTGTGGCCTGCTCGACGGCGGACGGTCGCCTGCTTGAGTGGGATCTGAACGTCGCCAACAACGCGGCGGCCATCTCAGGCGCTCCAACCGACAACCTGTCTCTTGTCGTCACAGCCGAGCGGTTCCTGTTCGCCCTCGGGGCCGGGGGCAACCCGCGCAAGGTGCAGTGGTCGGACCGCGAGGACAATACCGAGTGGACGCCTCTGGCCACGAACGAGGCTGGCGACATCGAACTGCAAACTAGCGGCCAGATCATGCTAGGCATCAAGACGCGCGGGCAGACGCTCATCCTGACAGATCAGGATGCTCACACGGCGACTTATCAGGGGCCGCCCTTCGTGTATGGTTTTGAGCGAGTTGGATCGGCTTGCGGCATTATCTCCAGAAAGGCCGCCGTCGCCGTTGACGAGGGCGTATTTTGGAAGGGCAAGCGCGGGTTTCACATCTACTCTGGTGGTGCCGTTCAAGACATCCCATGCGATGTCGCTGACCTTGTCTTCTCCGACATCAATTCGGCGCAATCGTCCAAGATTTATGCTGTCAGCAATCAGGCATTCAACGAGATCTGGTGGTTTTACCCGTCGTCGGCATCAAACGAAAACGACAGCTACGTTGTCTTCAATTACGCCGAGCGCCACTGGTCTGTCGGTTCCATTTCCCGCACGGCTGGCGTGGACGGCGGCGTGTTCCGCAACCCGATTTGGTTTGGCACTGATGGTGCATCGTACGATCACGAAACTGGCTTGGCGCATGACGGTGCCGACGTCTTCGCCGAGAGCGGCCCGATCAGCCTCGGCGCTGGCGACAATGTCATGGCGGCCACCATGCTCATCCCCGACGAGAAGACCCAAGGCGACGTGACGGCCACCTTCAAGACGCGCTTCCACCCGAACGACACGCAGAGATCCTACGGCCCTTACAGCATGGCCAACCCGGTCAGCGTGCGCTTCACTGGAAGGCAGATCAATATGCGCGTTGACGGCGCACGCTTGGCTGACTGGCGCGTCGGCATCATGCGGATCGACGCGCAGCCGGGTGGCCGCAGATGAGTTACGGATCGACACCACCCCCAGTCACGGCCAACCTGCAGGTCTGGGCGCAGAACCTTGTGAACTACCTGCAGCGCGTGGCGTCTCGGCTCCAGTTCAAGCCAGCCAGCGCGTCGGCGTCTGATGACGGCATTTTGCTGTGGGATCCAGCCGAGGGCTACCCTGTGGTCTCCAAGAACGGCGAGTGGCGGCAGATCATTCTCGCCGACGGGCACGCGATCCTCGGGCAGGACGCCGACGTCACGGCGGCTGCGGCCAACACGGCCTACAAGATTGCGCTGGACGCCTTCCTGCTGGACGACATCACGCTGACCGGGTCTCCGCTGACCGAGATCACCTTCGCCGAGGGCGGCCTGTACACGCTGGCATTCACGGCGCAGATCAGCAGTTCGTCGGCCAGCGCGGTAAACTTTCGGTTCTGGCCACGCATCAACGGCACGGACATCTCCAGCAGCACAATGGTCGCCAGCCTGCACAACAACGGCGCAACAACCGTAGTCTCTCGGACCGCAATCTTTAACATTACTGCTGGCGACGTGCTGAATGTGATGTGGGCGACCGACAGCACCAACGGCTACCTGCACGCTCACACGGCAACGGCCTACGCGCCAGCCGCGCCGTCGGTGACGCTGGCAATATCAAGGATCAACTCTTGAACATCATAGAAGCCAACCGACCGCACATTGAGGCCGCGCTGGAGTACAGCGGCGGCACGCATCTCTTCGAAGATGTCGAAAAAGCTATCCTAGATGGTCGAATGCAACTCTGGCCGTACGGCAATAGCTGTGCCGTGACAGAGATCGTGGAGTATGCTAGAAAGAAGGTGATCCACGTTTTTCTTGCTGGTGGGCAGATGGACGAGGTGGTTGGCGGCATCGAAAGCGTGGCCGAGTGGGGCCGACAGCAGGGCTGCCAAAGCATGACAATTTCTGGCCGCAAGGGCTGGGAGCGGATCTTGGACAAGAGCGGGTTTCGCCCCGTCATGGTCGTGATGGAGAAGGAACTGTAATGGGCGGCGGAAGCAAATCAACCGAAGTCAAAATCCCGGAGTGGCTGGAAGATGCCGGGAAAGAGGCTTTAGCCCGCAGCCGGGATGTGTCGCGCATCCCCTACGCGGCTTATTACGGGCCTGACGTCGCTGCGATGACGCCGATGCAGGTGGCGGCCATGCGGGGCACCAATCAGATGGCAGAGGCCTTTGGCTCTCCGACGGCAGACGTAACGGCAGGCATGCCGCCCGCGCAAGATTACGGCGGCATGAGCGCATACTCTGCCGGGCCGATGTACGACGCGGCTCTGGCCGAGTTGCAGCGTCGCCAGCCGGGGACGTACGATGCAATCATGGCGCAGTTCGGCGGGACTGCAGGGGCAGGCGGCGGCGTTGGGTCTTCGGCATCCGCGACGGGTTACGTTCCCACGATGGAGCCGCGCATGCCCATGCGTGATGGTCGTGACGCCATGCCATCGCAGGGCGGCGCACGCAGCACGACATCTATGGCGACCGTCGGCGCATACCTCCCCGGTGGCATTTATACGGCAAACCCGGACAGCACGTTGAACCGCATGGCTGCGGCAGCATCGCCACCGCAAGGGGCACCAACACAAGCCAACCGACCAGTCGCGCGTCCTGCTGACGCGGGCAGCGCCGGGATGGGCGGGAGGAAATAACATGGCAGGCGGATCGAACCCACAGAACGTCCAGACGCCCGTCGCGGGCAACGTCTCGCAGACGTCGGCCAACCTGTTCAATCAGGCTGCGACAGGCCCGAACATCGGCCAGTTTATGAACCCGTACACCAGCATGGCGACGGGTCAGGCGGTGCAGGATCTCAACCGCCAGCGCCAGATGGCGATCAACGACACCGGGGCCGCCGCAACGCGGGCTGGTGCATTCGGCGGCTCTCGCCACGGCGTAGCAGAAGCCCTGACCAACACTGGCTTCGCACAGCAGGGCGCTGGCATGTTCGCCAACATGCAGCAGCAAGGCTTCAACACGGCGCTGAACGCGGCTCAGAACCAGCAGAACATCCAGTCTGGCCTCGCCGGGCAGGGCTTCGGTTTCGCGCAGAACATCGCCGACCGTCAGGCACAGCAGGGTGCGATCCAGCAGGCCCTCAATCAGGCTCTGATCGACGCATCCAAAGCGCAGTACGGCGGTTTCACCGGGTCTCCGACGGCCAGCCTGAACACCTACCTCGGCGGTGTCGGCGCGTCCAACATGGGCCAGCAGACGCAGACGACCACGCAGAAGCGCGGCCTGTTCGACTACATCACCGCCCTCGCTGGCATCATGCCGAGCTAAGATCCAGATGGTCATGACGCCCGAGCAACTGAAGAGAATGGTTTTTCCCGGCGAAAGCGGCGGGGATTACAATGCCCTCTTCGGCTATGCCAACCGCCCCGGCGGACAATTTGAGGGCGTCAGGCTGACCGACATGACGGTCAATCAGGCGCTGCAGTTTTCGGACCCGATTGGACCATACGCGCAGAGCGTCAGAGGTCAGATCGGCCGTGTGGCGACCCCGATGGGCGCGTATCAGGTCGTCGGCAAGACACTGCGCGCGGCCATGAATGGCATGGGCCTGACGGGCAACGAACGCATGACGCCCGAATTGCAAGACCAGATCGGGATGTGGATTTATCAGAACCAAGGCCCCGGCGCTTGGGAAGCATGGGGCGGCGGTGGCGGCGGTAGCGGCTCCGCAAGTTCAGGGAAGGATGGCGCGATGCCAATGGGATTGTTCGACATGCAGGAAGAGCCGCAGACCTTCGGGCAGCGGCTGAAGCGTGACTTCCAAAGCGGCGAGTTGATGGATCGCATCGCGCTGGCCGCCAACACGCTGCGGATGGAGCCTGACCAGAACCTCGCGCAGATGATCCAGATCCGTCAGGAGCAGCGCGGCGAAAAGGCGACGGCCAACCGCACGGCACAGTGGCTGATGTCACAGGGCCGTGATGATCTGGCGCAGGCTCTGATGACGGGCGCGCTGGACGCGAAGACGGCTGTGGCGACGGCTCTGACGCCTGCAGCAGACACGCGCACGGCCATGATCCAGAACTACGAATACTGGCTGTCTCAGGGCAAGACCGAGGAAGAGGCTCAGGCTTTGGCTCGCGCTGGCGCTGGCGGTTCAGTGACCAACGTGAACATGGCCGACGAGAGCCAGACCAACCTCAACAAGGAACTGGCGAAGGCCGAAGGCGCGACCATTGCGACGTATCTCAAGCAGGGTCCGATTGCTGCTGGCTCAATGCAGGATCTCACCCTTCTTGACGAAGTTCTGCAATACGCCCCGCAAGATCCTATCACGGGCCGCTTGGTGGAAATGTTCCCCGGCGTATCTTCGGCTGGCGCGGCGGCACAATCAATCATCAAGCGGGTCGCGCCGACACTGCGCGCGGAAGGCTCTGGCTCTACGTCCGACATTGAATATGCTGGCATGCTTAACAGCCTGCCCGCGCTTCAAAACTACCCGGAAGCAAACAGTGCCATCGTGGCGATGATGAAGGCAAAAGCCGCCATCGACATTGAGCGCGCTCAGATTGTTAGGGATTACGCAAACTCAGCGCAGACCACCGAGGATGCGAGGGCAATGAGATATCGACTGTCCGAGATCGAATCTCGCAGCATCATGACGCCAGAGATGCGCCGGGTCATTGATACTCTTTCTGGCGCGCCAGCGGCGGGCGGGCCTGTTACCATCGACGGGACCACGATTGAAAGGCTGGACTAATGGCTGAATTTGTACTGACCACGCCGGATGGGGTGCGCTACAAGGTAACCGCCGAGACAGAACAGCAAGCTTATTCTGCACTGCAGAAAATGCTTGGCGGCGCAATGCCTGCAGCGGAAGAAAAGCCCGGCATGCTGGAGCGCGCAGGCAACTGGCTGACGGGTGCCAATCGTGATGAGAACATCGGCGGCCCGCTTTCCCTTGAACTGCCCATGACGTCCGGCCAATCTGCTCAGATGACTGCGCTCTTGGCGACAACGATGTCGCCTGACCGTCTCAAGTCGGGCATTCTGAAAATCGAGCCTGACGCCCAGTTCCGCGAAGACAGCCTTGGCAACCTTGTCGCCCTTTGGCCGCGCAAAGACGAGCGCGGCAAGGTCACCGGATATCAGCAATTCTATCCGAACCCGGCTGGCCTTGATACATCCGACGTTATGCGGGTGTCTGGCGCGGTGGCTGCTGCCACGCCCGTCGGCAGGGCTGTGCGCGCTGTTGGCCTGCCGACGGCTGGTGCGCTTGGTGGTGCCACCGTTGGCGCGACAGAGGCAGCACTAATTGAAGGCGCTAGTTCGCAGCTTTCTGGCGCGCCATACCAATACTCTGACATCCCCTACGGCGCGGTCGGCGGTGCGGCTGGTGATGTTCTGTCCCGTACGGTGCAGGGCTTGGTCGCGGCTGCTCGCAGCGTCGGCCCGCAGTCCGTGATCGACTCGTCCGGCAATCTCCTGCCCCAATATGCGCGCCTTGTTCGCAGGGCGGGTCTTGACCCGAACCAAGTTTCTGCCGCCGTCGCTGCTGACATCATGAACCTATCAAGAGCCGGAGCGGAGCCATCACAGGCAGCGATTTCAGCAATGTCCCGTGGCCTGCCAACGCCAGTGCCAATGACACAGGGTCAGCTTACTGGCAGCGGTCGTCAGCAACTCTTTGAGGATGTGGTGTCCAAGGGCGCATATGGCGACTTGGCTGCAGCACCCATGACTGCACAGCGTCAGCGCCAGCAGGCAGCACTAACGCAGAACTTGGATCAGATCCTTGAAGGTCTGCGGCCCGGATCGGCCCCGATTGCTAGAGGCGAGGGAGGGGAGTTGGCGCAAACAAGTCTCGCATCTACCCGTGCGGCAGAAAAGGCGAAGGCTGACGTTCTTTATTCGCAGGCACGCGCAACATCTGCCGTTGTTGATCCAGATGCCGCACTTTCAATAGCTGACGCAATGCGAAGCACATATCGCCAAGGTTTTGGCGCAAGGACCGCGCCAACAGTGGCGGCTCTGCTTGATGACTTTGACGCAGTCGCATCCACTGGCGACATCAAGAGCATGATGCAGTGGAGAGAACAGGTCTCCAACTTGCGGAAGGGCGCGCCCACTGTTGATGCCGTTGCAGCAGGACAGGTCATCGAACAGTTCGACGCAAAAATCAAAGAGGCCATCGATACTGCGATGCTGTCTGGTGACGCGGACGCGGTCTCAAAGTGGGGCAGCGCGATCAGCAATTACGCCGATTTCGCATCCAAGTGGAAGAGCCAAGGCGGCATCCTTAACATGCTCACCACGCAAGTGGGCCGTGACGGTGAGCGCGTGTTTAAGGTCGCGCCGACGCAAGCCGCAGATGTTGTTTTTAGCGCCACCGCCAGCGGGCTTGCGGCCAAGACTGGCCTGCCGCGTGACCTGATTACGCTGAAGCGCAACCTGCCTGCAAACGAGTGGAACGCCATGCGTCAGGAGGCGTTTATCCGTCTCATGGACACCTCTCGCGGAGCCATGAGAGGCGGCGAGACGCAGGTCTCCGGCGTCAACTTCAAAAAGCAGTGGGAAAATCTGCGCGAGAAAAACCCCGGCGTGGTCAACGGTTTGTTCACTAAGGAAGAGCAGAACCTGATCCAGCAGTTCGCGGACGTCTCGGCGAGGGCAACAAACACACTGGCCAATACGTCGAACACGGCGGTGGCGGCGGCTGGCTTGATCCAGAATATTGCGTCAAGCCTCGGCGGCACTGGTGTCGCGCAGTTCCTGCTTCGCGTCCCGGTGGCAAAGGCATTGACGCAAGCTTACGGCGGCTCGCGCGCAGCTATGGCCGCCAGCGGCAGAGTTCCGCCCGGAGCAACCCCGCTGACGACTGGCGCGGCTGGTGCTGGCGCGGCGGCGGCTAACACTGAAGAAGGGCGCGGGCAGATTAATGCAATTCCGTCTGCCGTCGGTGGCATGTACAATAGACTGATGGGCCTCCTCGGCGAGTAAGGGACACGAACATGGCAAAGCGCGAAAAATACGGCCCCGACGTCGAACTGGCGACAGATGACGAGATGGAAATGATCCTCGAAGGCTTCGAGGCTGAAGACGAGCCTGAAGATGACGACGGCACATTCAAGCCTCTGGACGAAGACCAGATCGAAAGCATCGTCGGCACCGCCATCGACGAGGCCGTGATGTTCATCGCCGACGAGATCGCCGACCGCCGCATCAAGTCGCAGCGGTACTTCAACGGCGAGGTCGACATCGGCGAGGAAGAGGGCCGCAGCACCATCGTCTCGACCAAGTGCCGCGACACCGTGCGTGCCGTGAAGCCGTCGATCCAGCGCGTGTTCATGACGTCCGAGCGCCCGGTGGAGTTCATCCCGAGCGGCCCGGAAGACGTGGCCAGCATGGAGCAGGCGAGCATCTACGCCGCCGCCAAGTTCCGCCAGAACAACGGCTACCAGATCCTGCGCGACGTCACCCACGACGCGCTGGTAAGCATCACGGGCTTCACCAAGGCATACTGGGCCGAGTACGACAACCCGAAGGTCTACGACTTCACCGATCTGGACGAGGCGCAGTATCAGGCCATCGAAGCGTCGCCGGGTGCCCAGATCGTGAGCGTCGAGCAGCGGCCAGACGAAGAGACCATCCGCATGATGCAGGAGCAGGTTGACGCGGCTCAGGCGATGGCACAGCAGGCCGCCGCTATGGGTCAGCAGATCGATCCGTCGCAGCTTCCGCAGATGCCAGCCGAACTGCCCCAGCTTTACGACGTGCGCGTCATCCGACGCAACCCGGCGGGCAAGCTGTGCATCGACACGATCCCGCCGGAAGACTTCTTCGTTGACCGCAACGCTCGCGGCGACGACGATTTCTACGTCATCGGCCACCGCACCGAGATGCGCGCAGCCGACGTCATCGCGATGGGCATCGACGAAGACAAGGTCATGGAACTGGACAACGGCTCGACCGTTGACCTGCGCGATCAGGAAGACGAAGAGCGCCGCCGTTACCCCATCCAGCGCGATGAGGACGAGAACGCCGAAGACCCGTCCATGAAGAAGGTCATGGTCTCGGAGGCCTACATGCGCGTGGACGTGGACGGCACGGGCATGCCTGTGCTGCACAAGTTCCTCATGGGCGGCACCGCGAACCGCCTGCTGTCCTATGAGCCTGTGGATGACCACCCCTTCGCTGGCTGGCACATCGACCCCGAGCCGCACACCTACTTTGGTCGTAGCCTCGTCGAGATCATTGAGCCTGACCAAGACGCAGCGACGGCTGTGACGCGTGGCATCCTCGACAACGTGATGATGACCAACAATCCGCGCGTCGAGGCCGTCAAGGGCCAAGTCGAGATGGACGACCTCCTGAACAACGAGATCGGTGCCGTCGTACGCGTCAACCAGCCGGGCATGCTGCGCGATCTGGCCGTCCCATTTGTCGCTGGCCAGACCCTGCCCGCGCTGCAGTACATCGACCAGATGGTCGAGATGAAGACGGGCGTCACCCGCGCCAGCATGGGTCTCGACCCCGACGCCCTGCAATCGACCACCAGAGCCGCCGTGACGGCCACTGTGAGCGCCGCTGCGGGCCAAGTCGAGGTGATGGTGTCCAACCTCGCCTACACGGGCATGCGCCGCCTCTTCCAGCAGATCCTGAAGCTGATGGCCAAGCACAGCACCAAGGCCGAGATGCTGCGGATCAACGGCACCTACGTCCCGATGGACCCGCGCGTGTGGGACACCGAGTTGGACGCGACCGTCAACGTCGGCCTCGGCACGGGCAAGGAAGAGCAGAAGACGGCCATGCTGGGTCAGGTCATGCAGATCCAGCTTCAGGCAATCGGCACCTACGGCCCGGCCAACCCGCTGGCTGGCATCGCGCAGTTCCGCAACACGCTGGCCGACATGCTGACCACCAACGGCATCCACAACGTGGACCGATACTTCCTGCCCATCCAGCCAGCGCAGCCGCAGCAAGGCATGCCCGGCGAGCAGCAACAGCAGCCGCAGGGTGACCCGGCGCAGGCTATGGTGGCCGCCGAGACCATCAAGGCTCAGGCCAAGCTGCAGTCCGACGCGCAGCGCATGCAGCTTGAGTTCATGAAGGCTCAGATGCAGGACGACCGCGAGCGCGACCGCATGCTGCAGGATCTGGAAATCGCAATGGCCCAGATCTCGGCCAAGTACGGCATGGCCATCGACACGGCTGCCATCAAGGCGCAGCAGGCCACCACGCAGGCTATGATGCAGCCGCAGCAACCAGCAATGCAACCACAGCAAGGCATGCCTAGCGGAGGCCCGATTTAATGGACACCGTGCAGCGCGCCGCCAGAGCAAAGGCACTCTTGGAAGACCCTCTTCTCAAAGAGGCCTTTGATGTGTTAGAAAATGCACAGATCGGCTTGTTCACCACTCAGGTGTGCGATGCCGAACAACTCATGGAGGCGCACCGAATGGTTCGGTCGCTGCGGATGCTCAAGGACCAACTGACCTCGTTCATAGTGGACGGGAAGATGCTTGAGCGGCGCGAAGAGAAGAGGAAGCAGCACCGTGGATGACACGACTGCACTTGAGAGCGGAAGCATCGATGCCGTGGCGGCCAGCCTGATTGACGGGCCGACGCAAGAAGATGAGCAGCCAGAGGAACTGGGGCAGTCCGATCAGGACGACGCGCAAACCCATCCCGACGGCGACGAGGCGGAGGCCGATGAGGCTTCTGCAGACGAGGACGAAGGCGCAGACGAAAGCGACACGGACGTCGAAGAGGACGAGCCAGCCGAGCAACTATACACCGTGAAGGTGGATGGCCGCGACCAGCAGGTTCCCCTCAACGAACTACTCCGGGGCTATGCGGGACAAGCCTACATCCAGAAGGGCATGAAAGAAGTCGCAACGATCCGGCAACAGTTCGCGGCGGCTCAAGAGGCCCTGATAAATGAGCGACAGCAGATCGCACAATTCGCGCAGGCGGTGCAGACGGGACAAGTGCCCATGCGACCGCCAGAACCTCCGAGCGAGGAACTGCTATCCAGAGACCCCATTGGCTACCTTGAAGCACGCGTGAAGTACGACAAGGAAGCCGCCGCATACCAGCAGGGCCAATACGCCATGCAGGAGATGTCGGCCCGCCAAGCTAAGGCGCAGGAGCAGGCACACCTAGCCTCTCTCGCGGAAGAGCAACAGCGGCTGGCTCAGGCGATCCCAGCCTTCGCAAAGCCCGAAACGGCGGCGAAGGTGAAGCAGGATCTTCTGAAAGCAGGCCAAGAGGTCTACGGCTTTGAACTCGACGAACTGCGCTCGGTCGCTGACCACCGCATGCTTCGCGTCCTGCACGATGCCGCCCAGTACAGGCGGCTAATGGCGGGCAAGGCCACTGAGAAGCAGCCCTCGCAGGCACCCAAGACGCCAGTCATCAAGCCGGGCGTCAAGGCTGCACCGCAGGCGAGCAAGCGGGTTAAGAGCGAGCAGGCTAAGGCTCAGATGAAGCGCAGCGGAAGCGTAGACGATGTCGCACGTTTCCTCCTGATGTAACCCCAAATGAAGGATCACAGCCATGGGCGTGAACGCAAACACTGAAAAGACCTACGACGTCACCACGATCCGCGAGGATCTGCAGGACGCCTTTATCTCCATCTCCCCGATGGAAGTCCCGTTCCAGTCGGCCATCGGTCGCAAGACCGCCTCGAACACCTATTTTGAGTGGACCGAAGTCGATCTGGCCTCCCCGGCTGCAAACCGTGTGAAGGAAGGCGAAGCTGCCCCCGGCAACGACGCACCGACCAACGGCAAGCGTCTGGGCAACTACACCCAAATCTCGGACAAAGTCGTGGAGGTTTCGACCACTGCCAACGCAGTGAACGGCGCTGGCGACATCCAGACCATCGCAAAGCAGGTCGCCTTCAAGCTGAAGGAACTGAAGCGCGACATGGAAGTCATGCTGCTCTCGAACATCGCTGCCGACGCTGGCGGCGCTGACGAGGCCCGCATCACCGCTGGCCTGCCCGCATTCCTCCGCACCAACGTGGACCGCTCGACGGGCACCGTTGACGGCGCGAACCCGACCCTGTCCGGCACCACCGCTGGCTACCCCAACGCAGCAGCCACCGACGGTTCGGTGCGTGCGCTGACCGAGGACATGCTGAAGTCGGTCATCGCCAAGTGCTGGAACTCGGGCGCAGAGCCGTCGATCGTCCTGTGCGGCTCGGCTGTGAAACAGAAGATCTCTTCGACCTTCACTGGCTCGGCCACCAAGTACCAAGACATGACCAACAAGAAGTCGCTGGTTGCTGCCATCGACATCTATGTCTCGGACTTCGGCACGTTGCAGATCGTCCCGACGAGATTCCTTGAAACTCGTACGGCAAACGAGGAAACCGTCGCTGGCCGTGACGTCTTTGTTCTGGACCCGAACTACGCTCGCGTGGCTTTCCTGAACAACGTCTCGCAGACCCCGCTGGCCAAGACTGGCCACTCGGATCGCCGCCTGATCGCCGTTGAATACGGCCTGCAGGTGGACAGCGAGAAGGCCCACGGCATCATCGCCGACATCAACGGCGCTCTCTGATCGCCGCTGTAAGATCCGGGCATCCCTTCGGGGGTGCCCACCACACCGAGGGGACAACATGAAAATTCGCATCACCACAGACCGCCTGCCGCAGCCGGAGCGCCACAAGGGTGCCGAGATCGACGTCTCGGACGAGAAGGCCGCATCCATGATCGCGCAGGGCTTCGCGGAGGCCGTCGAGGCTGCACCCGCGCCCACCCGCCGCCGCCGTGGGGAGACCGCGCTGTGAACCTGTACGACGTCAAAGAGCAGATGATTGAAGAGGATGGCAAACTCATCATCCGGCGGCACCAGAACGTGCAGGCCCTGCTGGACGACAACCACGAAATTGCATCGTACGCTCCAAGCGCGCACGGTGACGCTAAATTCCGGCTGGCGGGTCGCATACCTCTGGTCATCGCGGAACAGTGGGCGATGGAGTGCGGCGAGGCCGTCGGCACGCAGGGCTTCGCTCAATACGTCCGCAAGAAACTGGCCGACGGCGACTTCGCCAAATTCCGCGTGAAAGGGTTCTGACATGGCAGACGAGGCAAACGTCCCGACGCACCGCTACTACAAGCCGGAGAACAACATCCTCCTGCAGCCGAACGAGATCACCAAGACGATCATCAAAGCGTCGGCCATCACAAAGATCGACGCGCACATTGCGGCCCTCGCAGCCTCACGCGGCGAATAGCCCGTCCTCTTGGAAGGTCACACGCGACGGCCTGATTGTATCATGTGGTGATACGCAGGCCGTCGTGCCTTTTAGCCAATTCGGCGGCCTTGTGCTGGCTCTGGTCAGCAGGATGAAGGATCGCGAGGGGCGCGATGGTTTGGATAAGCCGTAGCGCAGTCTGATCGTCGACCAACACAAAGCAACCCGTGACGGTTTCTTGATTGTGTGCGCCCCTCGCAATTCAAGTTATCGGGTCAGCCTGCGGCCCGCAACCGCTTTTGACGCTCGATGTCGTCAATGGCGCGTTGAATGGACGCCTTGCTGGCCGACAGCTTGACCTTGGGCTTTGTCTCGCCGTCGATCACGTCAACCCACACCTTGCTTTTCTTGCTGACACGTTGCGGCGAGAAGTTGTGCATGGGCAGCACGATGCCAAAACGCTCACAGGCGGCGGCAACGCTGGATCGGTGCATTTCTAGGTGAGCAGCCGCTAACGTTAAATGCCACCCTTTTTCTCGGCAGGCTATGAGCATGTCTTTAGTAATGTGACGACGTGGTGGTGCCATCGTATCGGTCCTTTATTGCGTTTATTTCGTCTAAGTTTTGCTGGAGCATATACAAAATAAGCTCAAGCTGCTCGGGCGTTGCCCAAAGCCCACCCGGCACGCGCACGAAGCCAGCGGCGCGGATGGCCTGTGCTTGGGGCGATGTGTCGTGCCGGGTGCGGGTCATGTGGCTTTGATCTCCGCGAGGGTGGCGCACCAATCTCCTTGCGCTTTGTATTTGCGCTCTCGAAGTGTGCCGTCTGGCGCTCTTTCCATTAAGGTGAGGGTAGACCATGCACCACCATCAGCCGCGCCGCCTGCGTAGCCGCTCAGAAATACGGTTGAGCCATCATCGTATTCTGCGATAACACCGCCTGCCAGCTTGGCTTCGAGGGCTTCGATGCGGTCGGCGGCTTCCCACACGGTGATGGGCTTTTTCTTCGGCGTAACTGATGCCAGTGCTCGAGGCGTGAACGCGTCACTCATGGCTCTCTCCTTTGATCTCTCCTTTGATCTCTGCGAGGGCTTCGCGGGAGGTCACAATGGCAAACGCACCATAACCTTCACTGGCCTCAGGAAACGGGTGACTGTAGGGGCCTTTGACGCCTGCGATCTTCTCCAACGCCTCCACCGTCTTCGCCAGTTTGGCTTCGAGCTTTGAGATGATTTCGGCTACGTCATCTGAGATTAGGTCATCTGGCGACAGTTGATGCCCCCAGCCGCAGTGAACGTAATGGCCAACGGCGCAGATACCATTGTGCGTCAACTCCGCTTCAACCAGAGACCCGCAGTCTTCACAAATCGCTCTTGGCATCATTGCCTCCTTTGATCTCTGCGAGGGTGGAGCGGGTAGTCTCTTCCAAATGCCCCGCAATGTAAGTGCCGTGATCGAGCGGCGTATGTCCGCAGTCCATCGGATTAGTATGGTTCTCCATGTTATCTCCGCAGCAGCAGACGCCCTCTTCAATGCTGCAATGCACAGCCACATCGCCCCACGCCTCAAGCAACTCCACCGCCTTACTAAGTCGTGCCTCGCACTCCGCCAGCTTGGCTTCAAGCCACTTAACGCGGTATGATGTCTCAGCCAGCCTGATGTTGTTCGAAGCCCCGTCCGCAAATGCAGCCTTGGTAAGGTCATCAGCCTCATCCCGCTCCTTGGTCAGAGCCTCGATGCGGTCGGCGGCTTCGGGTGCTGTTCCGAAGTCATTGGTCCCGTCATCAAAGGCCAAGTAACAAGCATACCGCAGCCGTGCGATCAGTTTTTCGTCAGTCATTTCACACAACTCCCCTGCACCCACTGCTTGTCGGCGGCGATGCACTGCTCGTAGCGCACCTGACCGCGCTCCAAGTCAGCAAGGATCAGATGACCGATGCCGTAGATAAAGAACGCAAGGCAAGCGATGCCCGCCAGCGGCACGATGTTGTCCCAGAAGTCAGTCATTTCCGCCCCCATGTTTCCATTCCCACCACGACGAGGGCCATAACGACCAGTATGGTCACCGCCACCCCAAGGTTCCACGCAGTAAACGCGCCGGGGGTTAAAACCCCAACAGCAACGCTGATGCCAAGGGCCTCGAACCGAGAGGCCGTCTTTGTAAGGACGTAGTCTCTGATCATTTCCGCCCCCTGCTCCAAGCCAGCCGCGAAATCCTGTTTGCCAGATCGTCCAACTCAGCCACCGACATGTCGCGGTTGTCCAGCAACGCGGTGTAGATCGCGTTGGTCAGCCGCTTCGAGGGCAGCACAGCCGACCCCTGAATGATCGCCGCCACCGCTTCCGACTGCACGTCACGCACGGGCATGGTCTTCGGTTCCTTGCGCCAGAACATCATTCGTCCTCCTCCGGCAGATCGTAGCAGACAACCCGCACAACCTCTCCTGACGCCACCATCCTGGCCAGATTGGAGGCAACCACGGCGTCACTCAGGTTTAGGTCTTCCGCGATCTCCTGAACCGTGCCTCGCCCTTGCTCTAGGCTTTGCAAGATGAAAGCGTCCAACGTATCGTCTTGCGATACAGGCTCGGCGTCCAAAATGCTCACCGCCAACCAAGGCGTGCGGTCGGGCCGGGTCATGTTCGGCACGACGATGGCCTGCACCTTCTGGCCGGGGCGCACGCCCTTGTCGAGCATGACCTTGCTGGGGATGAACACGTTCTCGTTGTCTGCGGTCAGGGCAAAGGCACTGCCCGTGGCGAGTTGGTTAGTTAGAAGAATGGTCTGTTGCATTGTTCTGTTCCAGTTGCTTGAGTTGGTCTTCGGCGTCTTGCTTGTAAAAGGTCAGCATGGTGATCTCCTCACCGACCCACCCCGGCCTAACGCCTTGCCCGTGCTTTTTCATGAGGTCGTCGATCTGCGCCTGCTTGTGGGCGATGTAGTCGCGGAGGGATTGGATGGTCATTGCTTTACCTCCGTCAGCGTCCCGTCAGCCTCTTCGTGGTAGACAGGCACAGGTTGCCAGCCCCACGGACAAAACTGCTCCATCCGCCAGTTGATGACGGGCGTCTCTGGGCCTTCGTTGCCGAAGATGTCCTTTGCCCGCTGCGTCCCGGAGACGTAGTTGATGATGCGGATCGCGTTATCAAAGGGCACTTGGTCTGTCACTTTCCACTTGGCCATCACATGATCCCCAATCTGTCCAAGGCGAAGTATGATTTCTTGTAGCTTTCGATGAGACGATCAACGCTGTCGATCTTGTCTTTGAGTTCCGGCGTGGGCCTAGTGTCGTTGTAGATCGTCAGCGTCTCGCGGTAATCCCACAGCGCGGTCAGCACGATGTGGGTGTCCATTGCTCCAAGTCTGACAGCCATCTCACCACCCCATGCCGTGAGCGAAGACGAAGCCAGCCCAGAGCAGGCCGAAGATTGCGATGGCCCCGATCAGGTCGGCGGCGGCGTCTCGGATACGCATGTCAGTTATCCTTTATGGCGTTGTTGATGGCGGTGTTCAGGCGCTGGGCCAACTCGGCGCGGCGCAGTGTGAAGCTAATTTCAAGCATGTCGGAGAAATAGCTATCTTCGCTTGCGGCAATGCTGGCCTCGACGCACTGAAGTGCAAGCCGCGCCTGCTCCAGCGTGAGGGTTACGGTCTTGGTCATGCTAGTCTCCTATCAAAACGGCGGCTCTTCGCCGGGGTAAGTTGGTTTCCACTGGGGCGGCGCGTAGGCCGCTGGCTGGGGGCGGGGTGCTGGCTTGGCAATAATGCCAAGCCTGTTGAGTTCGAGTTCGAGGTCGGTCATGCGGTCAGATCGTCATGAAGCCGTCGTAGCGGCCAACGTAGCCGCCCGTCGATTTGTCGAGTTGCACGATGGCAGTCCAGCGGCCATTCGGCGTACGAACCACCATAAAGCGGTCGTTGTATTCCGGGTACATGTCCCGGTCCGCGTCAATGCGCTTCATGAGGTTCTCTTCGGTTTTGTAGGTTTTGATGTAGAGGCCGTCGAGGTCCATCTTGATCTGGCGGAGGGTCATCTGGGTCATCCTTGTTTGCTAGTTAGTGTGACCACCATACAGCCTGCAGCACCGCATGCAACAGAAAAAATGCGCTTGACGCAAAATTATTTCACAAATAGACAGATCGAACCGAAGCACAGGAGGACGCCGTGAAGGCTCAAGACCAAATCAGACAGTGGGCGGCGGACGGCGGGCGCAAGCTTGGCTGGATCGCAGACCAAGTTCCAGTCGCCAAATCCAGCATGTCGAGATGGATGCAGAACAACATCACGCCCGGCGCGATATACCGCAACAGGCTGGCTGAGATCACCGGGATTGACAGCCTGCGCGACAAGGGGACGTGGAAATGAACCGCGCCGAGATCTTGGACACGGCGAAGGCGTACGTCACCAAGGATCGGGACGCCACGCACGGCGACGCGGAGAGCAATTTCAACCTCATCGCCCTGTACTGGACCGCGCACCTCGACACCATCGTGACCGCGCACGACGTGGCCGTGATGATGACGTTGTTGAAGCTGGCCCGCGCCAAGTCGAACCCGGCCCACGCGGACAACTGGATCGACGGCTGCGGCTATCTGGCCTGCGGCGGCGAGATTGCGACGGGTGAAGCATGACCCTGATCCTCGGCATCGACCCCGGCAAGAGCGGAGCATTCGCGCTGCTGGACTGCGACGAGATGGGGGTCGCTACATATGACATGCCCGGCACGCTGGACGAGAAGCTGGCGCTGATCGCGGATATCGGAAAGGTCAAATGCGCTTGGCTGGAGCGACCCTATTTTCCAAGAATGATAGGGATCAAAAATGCAGTCACCATCGCTGTCGCGTACGGTGAACTGAAGGCGTGCCTGTTCTTCGCGGGCGTGCCGACGTTTGAGGTCGATCCGTCCGCGTGGAAGAAGTACATGCGGCTGTCCACGGACAAGAACGCCAGCCGCGCGCTGGCCAGCCAATTCTTCCCCGACAGCGCCGACCAGTGGGCGCGGGTGAAGGACGACGGCAGGGCCGAGGCTGCATTGATCGCACTCTACGGAAAGGGGAAGCAATGATCCGCGACATGACCAACGAAGAATACCACGCCCACCCGAACATCTCGTCCAGCGACGTGAAGGCGGTGGCAGCCAAGTCGCTGGCCCACTGGAAGGCGAAGGTCTACAAGGCCAGCCCGGCCTTCGCCTTGGGCAGCGCCGTGCATGCTCTGGTGCTGGAGCCTGAGAAGAGCCTCGTCCTGCGTGGACCCGAGGATCGCCGGGGCAACAAGTGGAAGGAGGCGCAACTCGCCGCCGATCTGGACGGCAAGATCCTCCTGACCGAGGCCGACTTCGATCTGGCCGAGAAGATCGCCGAGGAGACGCGCGCACACCCCGTGGTGGCCCGCTACCTCATCGACAAGACCTTTGTCGCCGAGGCCAACTTCTTCGCCACCGACCCGATCACTGGCGTGAACATCAAGTGCCGCCCGGACGGCTACCTGCAGGAGCATGGCGTCGTGTTCGACATCAAGACGACGCGTGACGCCAGCCCGAGCGGCTTCCCGCGCGAGATCCGTGGCTACAATTACGACCTGCAGGCGGCCTTCTACCTGCGCTGCCTGCGTGCGGCTGGCTATGAGGCCAGATCGTTCATCTTTGTGGCCGTTGAGAAGGAGGCACCCTTCGCCGTCGGCCTGCACGAACTGACCGAAGAATACCTCGCCGTCGCCGACATGCGCGTCACGGCGACCCTCGAAGAGATCAGCCGCGCGGAGGCATTTGACACCTTCCAAACGGGCTGGCCTTTGATTAACCATGTTGACCTGCCCCGGTGGCAGGTGGACCGAGCCGAGGACGATGTGTTCGATGAACAGATCGACTTCTAACCCCACGCCGAGAGGAGATACCAATGGCGAACAATGATGACTTCCTGAAGGTGCTGATGAAGGGCACCCTGCAGTACCCCAAGCTGAACCAGACCTATCGGTTCAACACCCAGAAGCAGGCCAGCGAGCCGTGCGCCCCGACGGCATCCAACGCCGCGTGGTCGGTTGAGGTCGAAATGCCGAAGGAGGATGCCAAGCCGATCTACGACGCGCTGAAGGCACACTACGAGGCTTCCCGCGCACGCAGCCCGAAGATGCCGCAGTTCGCGAAGGTCTTCGGCATGAAGAAGGTGAAGGACGCCAGCGGAAACGAGACGGGCATGGTTCGCTTCGCGGCCAAGCGCAACGGCACCAAGAAGGATGGATCGGCCAACGCGGCACCGACCGTGATCGACGGGCAGAAGCAGCCGCTGGCGGATCTCGCGCTCTGGGGCGGCTCCAAGGGCACCGTGCGCGCTTGGGCGGTGGCCGTGGTGGACCCCGAGGGCATGGGCGGCATCAGCCTGCTCTTGGACGCCGTGCAGGTGACCGAGGCTGTCTACGGCGGCAACGGGCTGGACGACTTCGAGACCGTCACGCCCAAGGACGACCCGTTTGAGAAGAAGGGTCTCTCCGAGCAGAAGCGTCAATCGATTGCCGACGATCTGGGCGACGATATCCCGTTCTGAGAATAGAACGGCCCCGGCGTGGGGAGAAACACGCCGGGGCCTAATCAAAACGGAACCGAGAGGAGCAAGTTCCATGAAAACCATACAGTCCAAATCAACGAATATCAAGGATCGCGCATATGTCTGACGTGCGCTTCTTGGCGGCTCCCGGCTCCCGCTTCACGCTCATCGACAGGCCCGGCCAGACATACCCCGGCATCTCTTGGGCCGACATTGCCCGCTTGGTCGCCAACCCGCAGGCCAAGGAGAAGCAGGACGCCGACTTCTTCATCCCATCAACTTACCGTGAGCATGACGGGCGGGCACACGACGCACAGCGCGAGCGTGGGGCGTACCGCATGCTGGCCCTCGACATCGACCGGGGCAACCCCAGCCTCGACGACGTGCTGGCCGCCGTGGAGGCTATTTGCGGGCCTGTGAGCCTGCTCGCCTACTCGTCCTCGGGTGCAAGCCCGGAGAACCGCAAGTGGCGCGTGCTGATCCCCGTCATGGGCGTGCTGACGGGGTCCGAGTATGAGTTGGCCCAGACTGCCCTCTTCGATCTGATGCACCTGAACGGCGTACACCCCGACGGCGCGCTGGCACGCTGCGGGCAACCGATCTACCTGCCCAACGTGCCCTTGGATAAACGCAACCCGGATCTCAGCCCGATCTTCTACGAGCAGCGCATCATCCGGGCCAAGACGCTCCGCATCGACGACAGCCCGATCCGGCAGGAGATCGACCGCAGGCTGGAGCAGTATCGCCTCGCCGCCGAGCAGGCGCAGATCGCCAGCCGAGAGCGTGAGCGCCAGCGTGCCGAGCGTCGGCAGAAGTTTCCAGATCAAGTCAGCCCGGTGGACGCCTTCAACGCTGACCACGACATCGGCGACCTGCTCCTGCGTTACCAGTACGAGCGGCAGGGAGCCTCAAAGCATTACCGCTCACGCTACCAGACCAGCCCCAGCTACGCGACGCAGGACTTCGGCGACCACTGGGTCAGCATGTCAGGCTCAGACGCAGCCGCTGGCGTAGGCAGGCCGAAGTCGCTGGGCGAGAGCGCCTACTGTTGGGGCGACGCCTTCGATCTGTTTGTGCATTACGAACACGACGGAGACTTCGACAAGGCTGTGCGTGCCTACGGTGCCGAGATCAACCCCGTGACAGCCGCCGCCAACGACGTGCCAGAGAACGGCATGGACGATTTCGAGTACATCGCACCGCAGGCGACGCAGGAGGCCACTGCCAGCGACGACAACGAGTTCCTAGACCTAGACGCCTTCGACACGCCGGATGCCCCCACAGCGGCCCCGGATTGGCCGACGCTGTTCGATGCCTTCGACGAGGCCAGCATCCCCGTGCGCCGCTGGATCTACGGCACGTCCTACCTGCGTAAGTTCACCAGCATGCTGGCCGCCGCCGGGAGCAGCGGGAAGACGTCGGAGCAGACGGCAGAGGGTATCGCCATCGCCACGGGCAAGCCGCTCTTGGGCGAGCCTGTGCATGAGCAGTGCAATGTCTGGTTCATAAACCTCGAAGACCCGATGGAGGAAATGCAGCGCCGCATTTTGGCCACAATGAAGTATTACGGCGTCACGCCCGACGAAGTGCGCGGGAAATTGTTCCTGAACGCTGGCCGCGAGTTCAGCATGAAGTTCGGCACGCAGACCAAGGACGGCCTCATCCCGAACGCGGCCCTCGTCAAGTACATGATCGACAAGATCCGCGAGAAGAACATCGGCATGGTCTACATCGATCCGTTCGTGGGCTGCCATAACGCCAACGAGAGCGACAACGTGGCCATGAACGCCATCGTGGCCGAGATCAGGAAGGTGGCCGACGAGACCGACTGCGCGATCTGCTTGGTGCATCACACACGCAAGGCCAACGGCGAGAGCGTGGACGTGGACAGCGTGCGCGGTGCCAGTTCGCTGATCGGTGCCGTGCGGTCGGCGCGTGTCATCAACCGCATGACCGAGGACGAGGCTGTGCGCCTCGGGATCGACCCGTCGGAGGCCAAGTCGATCATGCGGATCGACGACGCGAAAGCGAACCTCGCGCCTCCGGCCAGCGCCGCCGTGTATCGCAAGATGGTGGGCGTACAGATCGCCAACGGCGAGTGGGTCGGCGTCTGTACGCCCTACAAGCTGCCGGACGCATTCGACGGTGTCAGCGGCAAGGACGCGCGCACCATCCAGCGGATCGTGGCCAACGCTCTGGAGGACGGCGACCCGTACCGGGAGAGCGTGCAGTCGAAGCGCTGGGTTGGCCTCGCCGTGGCCGATCTGCTGGACATCGACATCACGGAGAAGGCTGGCAAGACCAAGGTATCGTCCATCGTCAAGACGTGGATCAAGACGGGCGTGCTGGCCATCGAACGGGTGACCGACCCGAGGCAGGGGCGCGAGGTGGCCGTCGTGGTGCAGGGGGATTGGATCAGCCACGATGAGGTGTGAATATTTTATTTGCTCATCCGTCAATTTTGTTGTTGCATCGTACGGAGCATGCTTTATACCTGCTCCTACGAACTAGCAAACAAGGATGACCACCATGACCGCCTACTACGTTATGTCCTCGAAAACGATGAACGCAAACACCGCCGAGTACGGCTTCGGCGACGCACCTAAGACCGTTTACTTCGTCTCGGTCGCCGTCGAGGCTGACACCGTGCGCCGCGCCATGAACTTGGCAAAGAAGCGCCGCCCGAACCTGTGCTTCAGCGGCATCAACGCCGACAGCATCTACACCGAGGAGCAGATGCTGGAGCGCGGCTACAAAAGACAGGTTGAGTTTGCAAAGGACATCTACCTGTGGCGTCCCCAGCCTGCCGCAGCCTAATCCAACCACTAGCAAACAAGGGAGACCACCATGACCAACTACCAGACACCGACCGCCGAGACCTACGCTAACCTCGACGCCGCCTTCAACCACTTCAACAAGGAGCTGTTCGGCCACCGCCTGCCGTCGGTTCTCTTTACGCTGACCCGCAAGCGCAAGGCTCACGGCTACTTCTGGGCCGAGCAGTTCAAGCACCGCGAGGACGGCGACAACACGCATGAGATCGCCCTCAACCCCGACAGCATGGACCGCACGCTGGCCGCCGTCCTGTCGACCCTCGTCCACGAGATGACGCATCTGGAGCAGCAGGAGTACGGCACGCCCGGCTCCAAGGGCAACCACAACAAGGAGTGGGTTACCCTCATGGAGCGCGTGGGCCTCATCCCGTCGAACACGGGCGAGCCGGGCGGCAAGCAGACGGGACGCCAGATGACGCACTACGTCGAAGAGGGTGGAGCCTTCGAGGTGTCCCTGCAGAACCTGCTGGCCAGCGGCTTCACGCTCCCGTACTTCACGCAGCCGAGAGCCGCCGCCGAGAAGAAGAAAGACTTGAGCAAGGTCAAGTTCACCTGTCCGTGCTGCGGCGACAAGGCGTGGGCCAAGGCCAGCATGCGGCTCGTCTGCGGCGAGTGCAATGAGGAGATGCAGGGTGAGGTCTAACCTCACCACACAAGATGCCTAACATGCGGGTGGTGGTGGGTTGACCTGCCGCCGCCCGTGTGGCTTACTGAGGTGGAGGACGCGCCACTGCAATGGCCGCCCTCCAGATCACAACCCGGACGGAGGTCGCAATGATCGACAGCGTAATCACGCACGCCTTGATTGGCAACAAATCACACAAGTCAAAGCTTGAGGCCGTCAGGCTGCAGATCGTCGCCCTGCGGGCCGTAGAGGCGCAGATTGAGCAGTGGATGCTGGCAGACCAGCGCGCAGAGCAGGAGCGGGCCGAGAAGAGCGTCATCATGCTGTCAGATGAGGACATGCAGAGCATCACCGACCTGATGGCCTCTGAGGGCTTAATCAGGGCCTCAGCGCAGTCACCCTACTGGGCGGGCATCGCGGTCATCAGGGCAATGCAGTGGGAGATCCTGCCAGCGTCAGAGCGGCGCGATGCAGCCGAGCGTGCCATTGAGATTATGCTGGCCGCCGGGGTGATACAGAAGGCACACGCCACCGACATCAGGCAGGGTAGGCAGGTGCCGATCTACGCCACCCCAAACCTTCCTCAAGCTGCGTTTCAACCTGAGGAAAACTTGAGGAAAGGTGAGTATAAAAGTTAGGTCAAACACCTTCCTCAAGCCCCTACCCCCCTAAAGGGGGGTTTAGGGGCCTGAGGAAGGGTTTTGCTGACCCTAACTTGAGGGTGAGGTGAGTAAACATAAAGATGGCCATGCAGGGAGACACACGATGGCACAGAGACCCATGCGTAAAAAAAAGGATGACCGCATCCTGACCAAAGGCGCGACGGCTGAAGAGATACGGGCGGACCTATCGCTGGCACCCTTCGATCACGCGGCGAGGGAGATGGACAAGAAGTGGGGCGTGGACCGTTTGCCCGAGTTGGTGTCGGTCGACAGCGCGGCGAAGTGGGGCAAGGCGCTGGCTGGCCTGAATGGTGCCATCGATGCCAAGGATGCCGACAAGGTGAAGTTCTGGGTGGAGGTCTGTCTGCGTGGCATGCAGGCGATGGACGCCGAGGCGACAGCGGCTGGCGTGCCTGTGTCCGATCCGATGATCTGGGAGCATGAGTACGAGGGCGTGGTGTACGGCATCATTGAGGATGGCCGCGAGTGGCCTGCGGCTTACGCCAAGCGGCCCGGCATCGCGATCCATACGATGCGTGAGGTTGCCGTGGCGCTGCATGAGCATCGGAACGGATTGGTCAACGCGGTGAAGCTGGCGTTCCCCGGAGCGGAAGTGAAGGCGGTACGACGCAGGCCGCAGGATATTGAGGACGACTTCGACTTTCTGGAGGACTTCTGATGCGCGAGAAGGTGTACATCACGGGCGAGACGAAGTCGGATGCCGTTTTCCGCGCGCTGGAGGGGTGCCAGAGAGGCGACTTGGTGGTTTACCATGTCGGACCACACTGCGGAGGAGTTCACCGTTTCTCGGCCCTCTCCGCGAGCCAGCGGGGCATGTGCCTGCTGTTCTGCAAGAAGGTGGGCGACGGGGTGTTCGAGTACATGGCGATGAAGCGCGGGTGATTGGTATTATGATGGTATGGTTTTGGTCGGATGGAGGTGAAAGCGCCCCAGCAGACACGCCGCCTCGCGCGCGGGCGGGCGACCGGGGTCGGCGTGGGGTGTCCAGACGCCTCATCGATGCAACGTACGATGCACCAATCTGGACTTATCGGACCGATATCGGCCCGCATAATGTTATCGCCGAGACGACGCATTGCTAACCCATTGATAACACACGCTTATGCATAAGACTGCATATGACATAATGGAGATTATCGGACTTTCGCGTTACGGCGACGCGGTTTCGCCGGGTTTTGCGCCGAGGCCCCCCCGGTCTAGGGGGTTAACCGGGGGTGGCTGCTGTTGCACCCCCACACACATCCTCACCCCATTTCACCCAATCCCACCCCCACCCCCTGCATAAAGTTAACCTCCTTGAAAAATTTTTGAAAATTCTGCTAAAAAAGGTTCAGAGAGAGATCGGGAGACGCACGATGGCAGGCAAAGCCTTACGCAAGAAGCTGCTCGCAGAGATTGACGGGCGCGGCGGCCCGGAGTGGCTGCAGGATTACATCGCCGAGGGCGGCAAGATATCGGATCTGGCGACTGAGTTGGGCTGCAGCCGCAGCTACCTGAGCCGCCACCTGAATGCCCACCCGGATTACAAGGCGGTTATCCTAGAGGCCCGCAGCGAGTACGCCGACAGGCTGGCCGACGAGGCCCTCGACA